ACAATACACTTCAAAAATATTTGGTTTAATACCACGAATTACTTTGTATTGTTTTTTACCAATTAGGAATTCAATCTCAACCACAGCTGCCTGTTGGTTAATAGAGTTGAGTAATTGTGGTTTGTTAATCTTACGAAACGGTTTACCAAATAGACCAAAACACAACGCATCTAAGATTGTGGACTTACCCGCACCATTGTTACCAATAATGAGGGTGTTTGGTGATTTGAGAAAATTGATTTCTGTGAAGTTTTGTCCGGTGGATAAGAAGTTTTTCCAACGGACTTTCTGAAATATAATCATGCCTGTTCTAGGTTAAGTGCCTCAACATACAGTTCTTTAAGAACCGATTTGAGTTTATCATTATCAATGTGATCTTCTTTAATACCATCCACAAACTTGTTTATGATTGTGATTGTATCTTCAGCTTCATTAATCATATCATCTTCTACGCCTTCTGTCAAGTCAGTAAAGTCCTCGGCAATGGTAATATCAATTGGATTAACATTGTATAAGTTGTTCATGAACTTATCAAACAGATAGGGATTAGTTTTGTTTAGTACCACAACTTTAACATAAGTTCCGGCAAACTTGTCAAGTTCTTTGTTGGTAATTTCGGTAATAGATTCTTCTTTGTCATCATATGTAATACGATGAAACATTACATTTGGGTTCTCAATAAATTCCAAATGACGAGTGTTAAGGTCAAACAAATGAAAGCCCCTCGGATCATTGTAGTCTTGCCAGGTGAGTTCGTAAGGATTACCAAGATAACGGATATTATCTTGATTTGAACGGTGGTGATAATGACCTGAAAACACAGTATCAAACTTTTTAAATAGTTCACGGCTTAATCCTTCTTGTGATGGCATACCACGATGCATAGCAAATCCAGCAATTTCAAAATGTCCCATACAAACATCAGCATTGGTTGTGTTGAGCATGTTAATACTCTCATCATAATTTTCAGGACAAATCCAAGGCATCATACAAATAGGTGTGCCATTAATTTCAATTGTTTTAGGTGAATCAATCACTTCAATGTTTGTGTATTCTTGTAATAGTAACCGAACCGAGTTTACCTCGTTGGTGTTTTTGAAATAGGTATCATGATTACCGGCAAGCATAAAGACTTTGATTCCACGAGCCGCCAGCTTATCGAAAAACATTTCTCTTGTGCGTTTATACGAATAAAAATTAATATATTTTCTGCGGTCAAAAGTGTCACCAAGAATAAGCACAGTATCAATAGATTGTGTGTCTAAAGTGGTAAAAAAAGTTCCTGTGTAAAACTTATCAAAGTAATCTAGGAAATGAATTGAATCGTTTCTTGCACCGAAGTGTTGATCCGTTATTATTGCTACTTTCATAATGTTTAATCTCAATATTTAACTTCACACATTATATCACTCTCCTAAGAACTTTTCAATCCCTTTTGGCTTCTTTACCTCTTTTTTCTTTTCTTTGGCATCTTCATAAGTTTCAATAAATTCGGCAATATTATCATAGAGTTCGAATTGTCTTGTGGATCCATCTTCTAGTTCCATCATTTCCATTTCATCAAGAATACCCATTTGTTCGGTAGCTTTATACTTCACATAGGTTTGTTTCTTCTCTTTTTGGATCCTACGAAGGAAAGCATAGTAGATAATTTGGGTAAAGTAGGCAAATGGATTCTTAGATTTGGTAGGATCAAAGTTGTCAAAGTACATTAGACAGTTTTCAATACCATCAGACATCATTTCATCACGATAGGTATAATTGATGAAGTTTGGTTTGTGTGATAACCCTTCAGCAATCTTCATGAAACACTCTCCAATGTAATTTGGAATAGGAGGAGGTGCTGTTTTATTCTTTGTGGATAGATCCTTAGCTTCTTTATACTCTATTAGAGCTCTAAGGAAGTCTGGATTATTAATGTAATGTTTTTGTTTCTTGATTGGTGCTGGTACTGGTTCACTCATTTAATTCTCTCTTATATAATATATACCACAACTATTGCTTGACAAACGCTTGACAAAGGTCTATTATCGTCTATGTCCCGGTTTGAAGAACATAAAACAAATCCTAATGTAATGTAACTCCATCTAGTTCCATCTCTTCAAAAGCATCCATAATATCATTTACTTCATCATCATCTAAACTATCCACAAGGTTCTTTGCCTTCAGTAAGTCTTTAATTTTTTCCACAGTATTTAAATAATACTCACAGAATTCTTCATTAGGTTCCAAAATACCTAAAATATCTTTGTTCTCAATAAGTATTTCATTTCTTTTGAGTAACTGTACAGGCAACCAATGGTGCATCATTAATCCGGCTTCTTTGTTTCTATATTCAATACCAACTGTCATTGGTTCTTCCACATTATAAATGCCTGTGTCCATTGTTGTAACATTACCAATAATATCCTCACCATTCAGCAATCTGACTATTTTAATATTACTTTCCATCTTTTAGTCCTATCTTGTAGATTTTAAATGGGAACTGCTCCTCATTATATATCTTTGATCTTTCCACAAAGTGTTTGAGTGTATAGTTCATTTGTTTACCGGTTCTAAGGTCATCAGCAATATCATATAGTGTGGCTATTTCTTTGCCTTCACTCTGTCGTAAGCCTCGTCCAATGCTTTGCAAAGTTCGAATGCTCGATTTTGTTGGCATTGCAAATATAATGTTATGGAGATTCCTGATATTAATACCAGTACTAAAAGTACCAAAACTAGCAACCACAATTGCATCTTGTTCTATCTCCATAATTCTTCTAATTTCTTCTCTGTCTGATGCATCAACTCCACCGTGGACAAAAAAGACTTTTCGATCACCTAACAACTTCGTGTTCTTAATCATATCATACAGTATTTTGCCATGTTTGTCAACCATTTGATATAGTACCAAAGTGTTTTTACCTAAGCTAACCGCAAGATTCTTAATGAATTTATTTCGAGATTCGTTTGAAATGAGATAGTCAATTTCTTCAGCATAAGTTTTGCCTTTGAGTAATTTGGATATTTCATCAGAGTGTTTTAGCACCAAACATTTAATTTCGAAATTAGAAACCTCACCTTTATCAATTAACTCTTTTGTAGAGATAACCTTTTTAACAGGACCAAATAAACCTTCTAATACCAGTTTATGTGTTTTGGTGCCATCTAGTGTACCTGTTAAACCAAATCGGTATTTGGCATTAACACAATTGGTTAAAATAGAGGTAAGTGATTGTGCTTTAAAGTTATGGGCTTCATCGCCAATGACATAATTAAACTGTTCAAAATATTCTTTTGGCATTTTATACAAGGACTGCCAAGTGGATATTGTCAACGGTTTATCTGTGTTCTTATCTTTGCCTTGATAGATACGATGTATATGTTCTTCCATACTACCATCATTATAATCTCCAAAGTCGGAGAATAACTGCTCAACCAAAGAAGTGGTTGGAACAATTACAAGTCCTTTTAAATTTTGGTATTGCCAGAGTTGTCTAAAGATGAGATAGATGATGAGTGATTTGCCTGAAGCGGTTGGAGATACGAGTAACGCTCGGCGTTTCTGCATTGCATGAATGTAGGCATTAATTTGGTGTTCTCTAACTTCAATTGGTTCTCCACGAGCATGTGGCTTAACCGATGATATAAATTTCTTTGCATGATATTCTGAGTATTCGTCCTCTAATTCTAATCCATCACTATATTCAAATGTGTAATCTCTTGATTCACAAAACTCCTCAATATATGGTAACAATCCACGATATATCATTGAACTCTGTAAATTAAAAAGTCTTATCTTTCCATCCCACACACGATTACGAAATGCCGGAACAAACTGATAACCAGGAACAAAGAATGTAAAAAACTCCGACAACTCTTGTGCTATGTGGCGCTCACAAGTTATCTTGACATATACTTCATCTTTTTTGGAGATTATAATATCAGTCATTTACTTTTTCGTAAGTTTCTTCAAATATGTCCGGTTTACAAGGATAAATTTCTCCTTGAACACCTTTAATAATATAATCGTTCCAACTTACCAACTGATTGCCTTCTAAAGTTTGAATTCTTAATTTATCGGTACCGTCTGAGTTTGGATAATCTGATGGATATAATGCACCTAGTTCTCCGTGTTCTTTACACCATGCTTTATTTAACCAGTTTGGCCAATTTGAATTATCTTGTCTGGCTTCTTTTGTCATCTGAAATGCTTTGATGACCACGGGTTTTTTTCTATATTTCATTATTGACCTCCAATGAATTTTTCCCATGATATAAAGTCTTTTAATTGAAAGGTTCTTGATTTTAATTCACCCATAACCGATTCAATTACCGATACCGTTTCTTCGTGATATACTTTCTTTTCCAAAAGTTTGATAAGGTCATCATCACCTTCGAGATAGGCATTAACATCCGATTTCAATACAAATTGAAAAGGTTGCCATCCACGAGAATCCAATTCTTCTTGGTCCATACGACCAGAAAAGTATTCAATCTTTACTTTACGCATACGCAAGTAATCGAAGTGTGCCTTTTTTGAAGCAATTTTATGCTTGATAAGAATACCAAGATATTTACTGTGTAATGTAGGAATTCGAATGAGTTCTTTGCCAGGTTCGGTCTGGTCAATTACTGAATCTTTTTCCCAATACTTTAAAATTTGTTCTAGGTTTTCCATAATATAAAAAAAGTTATCTTAAATGTGTATAGTAACACAAATAAGATTAATTGTCAAGCGGTTCGATATTAAAATAATCAAACATTAATACCACATCGGAAGTAATAACATCCTCAGCAGATTGTCTGGTATCGAATGTGATGTCCGATAAGGTGATAGGGAAAGCATTGATGAA